CATCTCTTGGCCATTTTTAGACTCAATGACTTCTTTAGGAATGTAATCTAAAATACGTTTTCCGTCATTCGTAGAACTATCCCAAATGACCTTTTTGGCTTGACTGTAAGTAGGTAATATATGAAAAGCTGTCCAACCTGGGTTAGCTAATAGTTGAAGTATGCACCAATTGAAAGCAGTAACATCTTTCCCTCCCCGTCTATGTACTACCCATACTGCTCTTTTTGTACCAGTATTAAGAGCTTGAATTATCCTTCTTTGATAGTTCCTTGGATGAAAGGTTAAGTCCAGTTGCAAGGCCATCAGGAACCACCAGATTTATTACAGTTTTTTTGTTAGACTCTTCTTCTTTTTTTAGAGACGCATCGTAAGCTTTTTCTTTTCTTTCATATTCGTGATAAAGAGGATCGTACATTCCTTCGCACCTAGTATAAAATACTTGTGGCATAATATCGTTACAAGCTGCTTTAAATCTATTTAAACCTATATTTTCTTTAGCTAATACTAAGGCCTCCGAAAACTCTTCATCAATAGAAGCATAATCAGGCAATCTAGTAACGCTAAATCTTCTCGGCGAACTAAAGCCCGCTAGATTTAAAGCATCCGATTGATATGACCATTCAACTAGCTCTTTTGCAAGTTTTTTTAAGTCTCTGGGAGGTCTTCCATTGGGTTTTTCGTGAATTATTTCTTCCATGCTTTACATCATACATATATAAAGTTTTTTTTGAACCAGTAAGTTCTAATTACTTCTTGACCTTTAGCTTCTTCAAGAGCTCGTCGGCTTTTTTAAGAACTTCTCTCGTCTCTTCAATCAATTCATTCCTAATGTGAGGATTATCATCCAAAGATAGACGAAATTTGCCTCCCCATGATCTTATAGGCTCTGGACATTTGTGCTCTAATTGACAAACGCATTCTAAATTATGTTCTCTACATTTATCGCATTCATCTGACATTTTTTTCCTTTTTGAATCAATAGGTTTTATTTAACTACTGCATCCCTCTTTACACTCATGAACAATTTCCCATTGATATTCTTTGAAAGCCTCATTCCAAATTTTATTGCCCGTAAACTTTGGAACTCTAGAATGCAATAAATTGCATGATAAATATTTTTTTACATTCTCAGGAATATCGCTAATAGAGGTAAGTCTTTCTTTATCTTTTTTTTTATGATTCACTTTGATCTAGTTCCTAACTTAATAAAGTTGTTCATTTTATCCACAACGTTAGTTAATTTTTCCATTTCATCTTCTAAAAATGAAATTCTTTCTTCAAATTCTTTGACATGGCATCTACAGAAATCATATTCTATGCCACATTTATCGCACTCATTACTCATTCGGCATCCTTTAAATACTTCCAAGCTACAACATTAGGCAAATTTTCCTTAGTTGTGCAATCCCAAAAATAAGATAAATTTTCCACATATTCAGCGCATAACCCCTTGTCTTTATAAAAATACGCATATGTTTCGGAATCGTCCTTCAATTTAACTATAACTTTAGTGCCTGTACACTTTGTTTTAGGCAATCCATCTTCGATTTTATTCCAATCCCCTTCTACAGGTTCTCTAAGATGTGAGCAGAATAAATCCATAACTAAATGTCTTTTCATAAAATCACCCTCACAGGTTTATTGACAGGTTCGTATCTTTCGTTTACGTGGCTTGCATTCACATCGGTAATACCAAAAATAGGATTATAAAATTTTCCGTTATCATAGTTCTTCTTTCCTAAATCTTTCCTCAACAAATTTGTCAACCCATTGAATAACGTCTAAGTTTGTCTTACATTCATTATTTTTGAAAAATTCTATAAACTCGACTATAGACATCAAAATGATTTCCTTCATTTTACTTTTATAGGACTTGTGAAGCTCATCACGATCGTTAAAAGTGTTTACAAGGTCTCTCACTAATTTTTCTTTGTCTTTAAGCATTATTCATCCATTTTTCTTTTAACAATCTTTAGGTCAACAAAATTTGAAGTGCCTCCCATTTCCATCGTTAAACTTTTTTTAGCTTTCAGTGCTTTTTCTTCCGTGGAATATATACCAATACATTCTACAAATGTTTCGCATAAATAAATAAGCATATAAACTTCCATGTTAATTCTTAGGTGACTTTGGTAATGGCATCCAATATTTCACTTCTTGGTTTACATCGAATCTATCAAAAAAATTCACGGTATCTACTCCGTAGTCAAGATGAACGAGAACTCTTTCTCCGCAATTGGGAAGTTTATCTTCGACTCTAACCCAATTTGGTTTACTCATTTCACATTTAATACAAATTGGCTCGTAATGACCATTGCAATTTTTATTTAAACATTGCATATAAGCTCACTAATTATTTCCCTTCTTTATGCATATGAATGATGTGATTCTTAAATTCCTGGTCTTGTAATGCTAGCCTTCCCTTAAATTCAGCGTCTTGTCTTTCAAGTTTTCCATGGAAATCCTTAATCTCTTCCTGTATGGTCCTTATCAAATTTAAAATGTCTCTTCTGTCTGCAGCTGAATCTCTCCTATCTGCAGAAGCTTCACTCCGGTTCAAAGCGATGTCCTGTTTCAACCAGATAAACATGCCCAAAAGTGCTATTAATAAAATTGCAAATTGTCCCCATTCCATATTTATTCCTTAGGTAATGCTTCTTCAACTTTTCTTAAATCCTCAATATTTTCTAAATAATATTTTTTGAACCCTTCCAAATCTTCTTTTACGTCTGTTCTTATACGACCTTCCAAAACATTTTTTCCCTCGTAAAGATCCAATAAAACCTTAAGAGTCATTTGAGGTATTATATCCGAAACTTTACTATTCGTAGATTGACTAATTCCAGCCAATGAATAAACCATTTCATTGAACATCCTACCATATAAGGATACCATTAGTGATACATAGCCATCCTGATTATTCATATTGGGAGTTATATCTAATTTTCTTCTCATTTCAGATATCATCTTCGTTTGAATCAACTTAAAGTTTTCATGTACATATCGTGATAATTCTTGAATTTTTTTTTCGTCTCTATAGTAATTTGCAAATTTATCCATAAATTCCTTTAAGTTGATTTTAATTCGTTTTTATTCCATATCTTTTAACGTCTGATAATATACACTATGTTACTTTTCAACTGTACGAAATTACCGTACAATTGGTTGTGAGCCATTGTGGAAAACTCTAAACAAAAATCGTACACTTATGAACAGTAAAATCTTGATCATTTTTCATATAATTCCTTTTGTAAGGATTCTTCAAGCACTTCAAAAGCCAAATTCATTTCTCCGAACAATCTTGCCACAAATTTAGGTCTGTCCTTCATAGGAACGCTATCAAATATGCTCTCTACCAATATTGCAGTAATCGCAGTGCAAAAAAGATTGTGATTATCGCATTCGTGTGAAATCTTCAATATTTTATCTTGAATATCTAAAACTACATCCACTTCATCTTTAGATATATTAGATGGTTTCATAAGACTTCCATATTTTATCATATACCTCTCCTTATTAAAGCAATCGGCTTCCGGCGATAACCTTAGGTTTTTTTGATCGAAAATAGGCCTAATTTCATGTACGAAGTATCCTTCCTTTCCAATAACGATAGCACTTTCATAAAAGTAGTGAATCATTTTACCTTGATACAGAGCAATTTAGCAAAAACTTTTTAATTAATTGAAAACTTTATTTGGTTATGATATTTTCCTCTTGAGAAAAGACCCATTCGATTTGGCGCGGCGCTACACAGTGTAGCGTTCGTGCTTTTACTTTTTCATCTCCATCTCTGCATCACCTTTAAACATACTTCTACAACAGAAGTGATCATCGCAGAAGCATGGATCATCAATACCCGAAATCCAAGTAGCCTTTTCGTCACAAAAGCTGCATTTCCTTTCAAATATATCAAATAGATCCTCTAGCAAAGACATCATTAATTTATCTGGGCTTTTTCTTATTTCTAGGCCATCCACAGTAGGTACACTTATCTCCATGAGACTGAAACATGTCACACTTGTTGCAGTACCAACCTGCTCCGGGAACTTCTATAGCTTCATGTTCAAAAGTCACACAATTTAAATGTAAAGCGGCTTGACATTCAGGACACTGTAGGCTAACTCTCACTTCGTAATCATCGGCAAAACTTGAGGCTACTAATAGTATGCCTATCAATAGCATGAATCGAAACAAAACACTGTTCTCATATAGCCTTGAGTGATTTTTTCTTCTTTTCTTCATGTCTTTTCTAATGTTATTAATTTCTTCATTTAGCCATGACATGGTTTAGTCCTTTGTTGTGAATATATAACATGCCTGATGTTATAAATTTTTTCAATTTATTGTAAACCTCCCGTTAGTTTTATAGGATATTTTGTTTTTTTCTCGTATGTAGATTTCACAAATTTTTACTTACCATTCTTTATCAGGTTATCCAAATGATCTACCATATGGTCTCTATATTCTTTTCTTTCTTCAAATGGTATGGTATCCAGTATAAATTTAGCTAATAGAGCAGTTACAGCCGGTCCAGTAGCTGGATCATCATTATATCTATGCCTAATCAATGAAAGATCCATAAATATTTCAAATGACTTTTCAAAGGTTTCTTGTATAAATTCCTCTTCTTCAGTGAGCTGTTTTTTATTTGCCATATGAACTTCTCCTTTTAAATTGCGCATCAATGATATATAAAGTTTATTTGTTGTTGTAAAGGATTCTTCAAGCAACTTGTCTGTAATACATTTTCGCAGCCATGGCTCTTTTGTACATAAATCCAAAGGGACTAACAATTTTTTTGCCCTGGCCTTCGTACCAAATGTAGTCTTCATAAGCTTTTATAATCTCAGCCTCAGAAAATTTCTTGGTAAGAGTTTGTTTTTCATCTTCATTCAAAGGCAATTTTTCAAGAATTGAATAGGGTTGGACTTTGGCATAGAGTTTTTGGACTTTTTCAGCATTTTGTAAATGCGTACCATTAGTACTAATACCTTCTTTTTCTTTAATAGTATTATATATAGCGACATTCTTAGCGACATTCTTAGCGACATCAGCAGGCAAAACAGAGGCCTTTTTTTCCTTTGCAAGTCTTAGGTATTTTGGCTCATCAAAATCTACATCTATCAGGTCACTTGGGATAGAATAAATATTAGAGGTATAAGCCCGTCTCTGACTTACCAAAAATCCTAATTGTATGAGATTTTTTAATGCCCTATTTACCGTTCTAGTAGAGCACCTACAGTATTCGGCTATATAATATATTGAAGGAATAACCTTATCTAAGTTACGGATCATCGATTGAAGAAGTCGGTATATAGATTTCGTTTTTAAAGAAAAAAGATTCCACAGAGAAAATAAAGAAATTTCTTTCATAACACAATCCTTTTATGTTTTTTGTTGCAAAAAAACAAAGATTGGATATATGCTATGGGCAACTTTTGTTTGTCCATAACATACTTTGCGATGTAGTAGGATTTTTGAGGGTCCTATTATAACACATATCCAAAGTTTGTATCTTCGAGGGCTAGGATTCAGTTCCTGGCCCTTATTTTTTAAATGTACTGTCTAAACTAATATCCTAAATCATTATTTTCAACCAAATTCACATTTCGCTTTCCATTTTCACACGGGTATCGTAGAATCTTTCGCATGCAATGTTTCTGTGTCGTTTGTTTGTGAAAATTATGCCCATCGAAAGGTGGGCATTTTTATTCATCTTTTTGGTTTTCGCTTTCTACCCAAGCCTGTAATTTCTTTTCAAAACAGAACCTAATCAAGTCTTCTGCCGAAATTGCTCCGTTAGTAGCTTCTGAGAGAATCTTTGCCGTCCTGTATTCCGGAACAGTTTTTCCATTACAAAAGTTGCCTATCATTGAAGGATTCATCCCGCACTTCTTAGCAAACTCTCGATATGTAATATAGTTAAAGTGTAAATAGTCTTTTAAAGTATTAATATTTTTTGTAATTTTCATTTTATACCTATGATGGGACATTATGAATGGACTTACAATTTAATACAACGAGAAAAAAACACTTGCGGGCTATAACTTTATTGTGTTATATTTCAATACATAACAAAAGTTTAACCTAAAAGTAAAACAATTGTTTACACAAACAAACACAGGAAAAATATGGCTACATTACAAAATTTACAAGCAGAGTGGGATAACTTAGAACCTTCAGATTTCGAAAATAATTACTCAAGGAATCTTGACGAGACTATTTATAACCCTGAAATAGCTTTAAAAAATCTTAAAAAAGTTCTATTCGAAGATGAGTCTTACATTGAAGACGGGGTAATCTGGGAATCTTTAAGGTGTGTATCTAGATCATTAGACATAGAAAATGTGATAGATGATGAATTTCCAATATCGGGTATGTCAGTTATTCAAAAAACTGTTATGAGAAGAGAAATGGAAGCTTTCAAAAAAGATCACAAAGAGATGCTTTCTAGAATGAGCAGGCACCTCATCACATTGAAAGAAGCCTTCTATGGAAGCGAATCCATCAATACTTTTGAGGTAAACAATGCTATCAAAAATATTGAGTACATGGTCTATGGATACCCTATAGAGTCGAAAAAACTTAACATTGTAAGGAAAGGATAATTTTATGACAGTAGCAGTAAGAGAAGAACACAATTTCGACATGATTTTACAAGACGTAGAGACGATGCAGCGTATGTGCTCTGCATTAATGAAGACTAAGCACTACCAAAAGATGGGGGAAGATGGAGTTTTTGCAATAGTCCAGAAAGCTAAATCTTTAGGAATATCCCCTCTAGAGGCTCTAAACGGTGGTTTATACTATGTTCAGGGAAAAACTGGAATGTCATCGGAAATGATGGCTTCCTTAATTCGTCAGAAAGGGCATAGCGTTATAAAAGACGATCGTTCGAATGATAAAATTTGTATTCTGAAAGGCAAGAGGGCTGATAATGGAGATACCTGGACAATTTCTTTTTCTATGGAAGATGCAAGGCGTGCGGGTTTAGCTAAGAATATGTATGATAAATACCCTGCTATCATGCTTTACAATCGCGCTATGTCTATGTTGGCCAGGCAACTATTCCCAGACGTAATTAAAGGCGCTGGATACACTATGGATGAGCTCAAAGAGATATCAGAAAGCAAACATATCCCTTTTAAGCCAGAGCCAATAAAAAGCGAATCTTTGGAGTATGCAGCCTTTGAAGTCTCTACTGTAGTTTCTGAAGATGACGCAAATCTGTTACAAGAATATTTTGACGGTTGTTCGTCAGATTATCAAGAGAAGTTCAATGAATGGATGTCAAAAACCCTTGGAATAAATTCGATAACTAAATTGAACTCTCAAGATTATGAGAGGGTAGAACGAGTATTGAAGACTAAGTACGAAGAAAACAAAAAATCACAAGACAACCAGGAATTAGAACATGCAACAGGTTAATTTAAAACAAAGAAGCCCTGAGTGGTACGAATTCAGAAGAAATCATATAGGTGGCAGCGATGCTGCCGTATGTTTGGGTGAAAGCCCTTATATGAGTGCACATGAATTATATTTAGAAAAATTAGGGTTAGGAAAGCCTAAACAAGTAAATAGCTACATGCAACAAGGAATTGACCTTGAAGAACCAGCTAGAAGCGCTTTTGAAAATATAATGGGAATATCTGTATTTCCAGTATGCCGGAAATCCCGACATACTGATTTCATGATGGCTAGCCTAGACGGTTTAGATATGGATGAAAAGATAGCCGTAGAAATAAAGTGTCCCTCCAATATGACCTACCACCAAATGGCTTTAGACGGTCAAGTTCCAGATCACCATATGCCTCAGTTACAACATCAACTTTCTGTTTTAGGGCTTGATGTCGTTTACTTTTTTAGTTATACTCTATCGTCACATGCAATTGTGGAAGTGAAAAGAGATGAAAAGTATATAAAGAATTTAATTGAAAAAGAGAAGGCTTTTTGGGATTACGTTCTTAAAAAAGAGCCTCCACCTTTAACAGAGAAAGATTATGTTTTTTGTGAATCACCCGAATGGAAGGAGCTTACAGATGAATGGAGAACCCTCAGCGACCTCGAAGATAGAAAAGAAGTCATTAGGAATCGTCTCATCGCTATTGCGGGAGAAAAAAATGCGAAAGGCAACGGCTGCACTCTTACGAAAGTCCACAGAAAAGGAAACGTTGTTTACTCCAAGATCGAATACCTGAAGACAATAGATTTAGAACCATATAGGTCACCCCCTGTAGAAAGTTGGAGGTTATCTATGAATGGTTAAATAACCATGTACAAGTAAGGATAACATATGTCAACCGCAACACAATTAGACTTCTTCGAGCCATACGATGAGTCTAATGCTTTACGCAACTTAGTAGTATCTGAAAAAGAAAGCAATCGCAAGACCGCTAAAAAGTTATTTGCATTGAATTCTCAGCTAAGGCTTGAAGTTATGTTGTTGCGGAGTGACCTAGAGTGGTTAAAGGCACAAGTGAATAAAAAGACAGAGATATTGTCTTTCAACTTAGAAAAATAAAGAACATAAAATGACTCAAGAACAGAAAACAAATCTATTTAAAAAGTACGCAGAAACTATAGTCATCGTATCTACAATATGTGGGTCTTTGATATGGATGAATGGAAAATTCAATACAATAGAAAAAGATATAGCGATTATAAAAACAGTACTTATTATGAAAAATATTTTGCCTTCAGAGATAGCTAAGCAGGAGTAAATGGATATATTATATCTCTTCGCATCCCTTGGAATCATATACATTCTTTTCGAAATCCTACTAGAATTGAATGACATAAAATCTAAAATGACAAAACCAAAAGAGGATGATATCAAGTAAACATTGACGTTTTTTGACTTTTCCTTACACTAATTTTAAGTAAGGAAAAAATGACCTCTCAAGCATGGCGTGAAATAGGTGGAAAGAAAATATTCGCTAGAAGCATTTGGGAGGCAAATTATTCTCGATATCTCGAATTTCTAAAACAACACAAAAAAATATTAGACTGGGAACATGAGCCCAAAACATTCTGGTTTGAAGGTATAAAAAGGGGCTGTGTAAGCTATAAACCAGATTTTCAAGTTTTCAACCTTGACGGAACATGGGTTTGGTATGAAGTAAAGGGCTATTACGATGCGAAAAGCCTAACAAAACATAAAAGATTTCAAAAATATTTTCCTGAAGAAAAATTAATTTTAATAGATAAAAACTGGTTCTCACGCAATAACAGGCAACTTTGTGGCCTTATACCTGGATGGGAAAAAGGTTCTGATCGACAAAATATATTCAAACAAAGTAAAAAAACATTATGAATGAAGATTTTAAAACACAAGTTATCGTCGTGGTAGGAGCAATGATAGTGATGTTATTATTCGCTTCCATAGCTTTGTTCATTTGTGGATGTACAATATCTTTACCACCAATTTAAGGAATATTTATGAAAGAAAGTCCAAAAGCAAAAAAGAAAATTCACAAGGTTATGAAGGAATTTAAAGAAAATAAACTCCATAGTGGATCTAAGAAAGGACCATTAGTTACTGATATTAAACAAGCCAAAGCTATTAGCATGTCTGAAGCTGGTGTAAGCAGGAAAAAGAAAAAATGAATGAACCGTATGAAATAGCAATGCTAGTAGCTTCTGTTATTTTCTCAGCATTAGTATTATTATTTTTCTATATAGTCGTTTTCGACAAAAAACAAACACAGGAAATTCACATGGACAAAAAGATAAAGAAGGTTCTTTCTAAAGAGAAAGGAGCCGTAAAAGAGACAAAAGAGTTATTGAAAATGGACAAAAAGCACGACAAAAAAATGGAAAAGTGCAAAATGAGTATGAAGAAAAAATAATTTTTTGCGAACCCTAGGGTTTTTTGAATGTTTAAACTTTTTTCATGGTATTCCATATCCATATCAAGGTCCTTTAGGTTGGCCCTAGGGTTCGCATTTTTACCGATGATAATTTGTTCTCAAGATTTAGAAATTGATCTAAAAATTCTTAAGTTATTTATCTGTGATGTACAACAGTCTTTATATTCCTGGGAAGATGTACATAATCCACGTGACTATGGATTTGATCCCGAATATGTCAAAGGGCGTATAGACGCTTATGATGATCTGTTGAGAAGATTCGAAGAAATTTATCGAGAAACGTCTCAGAATTAACGTGAGACGGCTAATACATATTTCAGTGTTACCAAGTCAACATCTAGTGGAACGGCTAAATTTGAACAGGTAAAAAACATGCCTAGATCAACTGTTGGTATATTTGTTGCTAATGGGCTATTAGTAATTTCTGTACCATTCACAAAGAAACTAACGCTTGTTCCCCCTGAATTTACAACTATTTTTAATCTATCCCATTGTCCAGCTGTGACAGTATTATTAGAATTTGCAGAACTTCTAGATGACGCGCTAGATGTTTTTCCTACCCAATTACCCGAATTTGTTCCGCTAGCATAGTTAAAATATACTCCATTTGCTGGCTCAGTCGTTGTGGCAACAGTCGTTGTGTCAGATAGTCCCAAATATATGTTATTAGCACCTGTAGAAGGAACTCTGATTACCATTTCCATAGTGACGGTACCATTAGCCAAAAGAAGTGGGAGATTACTAGTAGCTCCATCAGTTTTTAACATACTACCTGCTGAAGAAGTAGACGCTATTCTAACAATTCCCGGATGATTAGCGACTCCATTTACTGGTCTTACTCCACCTGAATTTTCCCAGTTGGTATCCCCGGAAACTCCGGATGAAGTAAAATAAAAATCATCAACTATAACTGAAGTGCCAAATGATGTATCAGGGGGAGAACTTGAAGCCGAAATAGTAGGATTTCCACCAGTTCCATCCTGATTAGTGATAGTTATGCCTGTTCCTGGAGTCAAAGTTCTTCCGTTCCATACTCCTGTAGATGTATTAAGAGATTGAAATCCTTGTGTTTGAGCATTTACTGCGTTATTTAGTGGCATTTTTTATCCTACTCTTGTTGCTGAAATTCTAGCGTTGCACGGAGATGTTGTTGATGAATAAACTACTAACATGACCAAGTAATAAGTTGTACTTGTTGAAATAGTTTTTCTAACAGACGGAACCGCAAGTGTATTGATGACAAAATTAAGTGAAGCATTGTTTTGTGCAAAATCTATTCCAGCAGTTCCAGTAATTGTATTATCAGTTGTTGATATATTAACTTGCATAGCTTGTGCGATAGCAGTTCCACCAGTTGCAACTGTATATCCCATCCCTGAAATATCCCAAATTCCTGCAGTCAAAGTAATGCTACATATAGTTTTTGGGGTATTAGAGGTAACGGCGACTGCTGTTGCTGTAGCTTCAATTCTTTCTCCTATAAATCCAGCTGGAGGAGCAGTGTTGGTGTTATTTCCCTTCATCTGCACACCTGTAGAAAGAACAGCAAAATTCGTAGTATCAATGGCGGGTACTCCGCTAGCACTTGTGGTTAAAACTCCAGAGTTAGCAGTTGCAAGTGCTGACATTACATTTGTAGAAGAAGCATATAGCAAAGTAGAAACGGCATTTGTATTTGGATAGGTAGAGGTAGTATAAACATTATTGGTACCGTCCGATCTTAGAATAGTTCCAGCACCACCGCTAGCACTAGGATATGTAGGTGTGCTATAAGTAGGATCTGCGGCAGCTCCCCCGCTTTGCAAAACTTGTCCGGCACTTCCTGTCGCCGTTGCCACAATAGAGCTTGTACCCTCACCTATTAAAACACCATGGGCTGTATAAGTTGACGGTGTATACGGTCCGATCAATGAAATAACTGGTGTTGTAGTTCCATTAGCTACACTTACTTGGTTAGCAGTTCCTGAAACACTTGTTACAGTTCCTGAAGTAGCTGGAGATATCCACGAAGGAGGAGATCCTGTAGTAGCTGTCAAAATCTGTCCTGTAGTACCATTAGCAAGCCATGAAGGAACTCCAGTGGTTCCAGAAATCATGGTTCCGTTATTAGCGGCTGTGATTCCTCCAATTGTATTACTTGCTGAGGAAAAAAGTACCTGATTAATAGTTGTTGTATTTGGATATGTGGCAGTAGTAGCAACCCAGTTTGTTCCGTCTGCTCTTAGTATCGTTCCTGTGCCTGAAGCTGAATTGGGATAAGTAGGTGTTGATGAAATTATATTAGTTCCGTCTGAAATGTGTATTTTTCCAGACGCTCCAGCTGTAGCCGGATAAGTAGGGGTCGATGCTACCCAATTCGTACCATCGCTTTGTATGATTTTTCCTGAAGTTGCAGAAGCATTAGGAAATGTTGGCGTTGATGCTACCCAGTTTGTTCCATCTGCAACTAATACTTTTCCTGTTCCTGTGGCAGTAGACGGAAAGGTAGCTGTAGAATATGTAGGATCTGCACCGGTATTTGCCTGTAAAACCTGTCCTGTTGATCCAACTGATGTAGAAGAAACTGCATTGCTAGCTCCTCCAACTAAAACACCATGCTGCGTAACGGTAGATCCAGTAAAAGCAGTTCCTGTAAATGTTTGTATGCCTGTTGATGTAGCGTTTACTGCATTTCCTGCGGGCATTATTTTTCTCCAAATTTCTTTATGCTAAGGTCCAGTTTCCTACTACAGACACAGCTCTCCAAGATACTCCAGTAGCATCAAATCTAAGTGTCAAAGAGTCTCCTATCGCCGTGCTAGTAGCGGTTCCCGCAGCTGAACTTACCGCAGATCCTATACGTATAGTTTGTCCGGTATTACCAGTAACAACAAGAGCTCCTGCCGTAGTACAGTAATATATAACAAGGTCTCCATCTGCTAATCCTCCTGTCGCAGGTAATGTCCTTGTCACAGCCGCTGTTACAAATTCACCGCTATTTAAAACACTTGTTGCACTCGCCGCAACCTGAGAAAATGGAGGGCTTTTAATTGTAAGAGTAGATCCAGAACCAGAAGTTTTGGAACCGGAAAGGCCTACAATATTCCAATTACCTGCTGTTGGGCTTAAAGCCCCTCCAGAATCTCCAGTAATCGTATTGGCTACTCCAGTGCCGGAAGTTGATACAAATCCGTTTGCATCAACCGTAAACTGCGTTGAATTGAAATTCGCTAATCCTACCTTTGTAGCATCTGTGGCCGCTATGGCTTGGGATTTTTGAACATTTACAGTTAAAGTGCTTGCAGCCCCTGAGGTTACAACTGGAGATGTGCCGGCAGCTGTAGAAGCTCCAAATATATTCCAATTACCACCAGTTGGACTTAATGCACCGCCACTTTGACCTGTTATTGTTTTTCCAGTAGTAGTGCCACCTGCCACTTGAAGGCTTAAAGTATTTGCCCCCGTAGTAAAGGTGATTGAACTATCAGAACTCGTCAGAGTTGCAAAAGCTGGATCAGCTGCATTGGCTCCAATTAAAACTTGGCCGTTTGTTCCTACTGCTAATTGAGTTAAAGTAGCGGTTGCCGCTCCTACTTGCACTGAATGATTGGTAAGTCCAGTCAGTTGTGTTGTTAAAGTGCTTCCCGCTCCGGCAATTGTTATGCTGCCTGTTCCAACTGTATTTATATTACCGGCTACAGGAGATATTGCACCTCCGGAATTTCCCGTTAATGTTTCTATTGCACCTGATCCTATTAAACTTACGAACCCGTTTCCATCCACAGTAAACTGTGCGGAGTTAAAGTTAGATAAACCAATCTTTGTGGCATCTGTGGCAGCAATAGCTTGAGAGGTTTGTATTTGATAAGTTACGGTACTTCCTGCGCCAATAGAGCGAAAAGGATTTGTTCCGGCTGCTACAACAGAACCTAAAGTATTTAAATTATTTGCTACAGGAACTGCAATGCCGGAATTAGTCGTAAACTGTAAGGGAACAGAAGGAGGCAAAACTCCTGTAGAAACTCTTGCTAATCCTGCTTGTGACATTTATTCTCCTTTTCCGTAGACTGCTGCCGCGTAAAAAGTATCGGATTGCACTCCTCCCGTGGATGTCGGAGCTATAATAGATTTAATCCAGAGTTGAGATCCCTTTTCATATCTAAAAGATTCGTTGTCATCTTGGTCACTTGTTAGATCATATAAAACAAAACCATCAGCTAAGACAGGAAAGTTATCAGTAGTCCCATCAAAACTGAGCATATAAGTGCCATTTGAATCATTAGTGAAATGCAAAACTCTCATGGCATGTGTAAAAGCAGTTCCTAGTTTTGTATAAGATCCAGTTATAGAAGCTATTGCCACAGACCTAGCAGCATCAAAACGTACAATGTTTGATCCCATATTTACTCGCTTTTCACTTCTGAGTTAGGAGTTTTAGACTTATCTGCTTCTACGGCAGCGTTTATTTTTTCTGCTACAAAATATCTCATTTCATAGAGGACATCATGTAATTCCCCTAATGATGCGTTATTTGGCAGGGTCAACGTATAGATTCTATTTTCTTTTTTAACTTCTAAAATTACATTTGACGTAAGCATTTTTCTCCTATAGTAATCCGCAAGAATATGATACGAGATCTACTTCTGAGGCTGCTGCTGCTGAAACGGTATAATGAATCCAAGGAATAAAATTAAGACCAGTTCCCATTTGTGCAGCTACTACAGTTGTTGGGGCGATGAGTAAACCGTTAGCATTAGCCCACAAATAAGTGACGTTTCCTGAACCATCAATATTAACTTGAAGAGTAAAGTTAGTGGCAGCTGTCGCAACGTTTGTGGTGTCTGTTTTTACATATGCACTGGCTATTCCTGTTTGAGTCTGTATATGGCCAGATGTTCCAGAAACTCCGATAATTGCGTAATCTGTATAAGTTGTGAGCGGAGAAGCTGCGTAAGTTGCTTGTTTTCTAAAACCAACGCTTAATTCTGTTACGTTAGCGAGTGTATTTATATTGAAAGTAGCTCTAACAAAGAATGATGGGGATGTTCTAGTGACAAAACAGTTTTTAATTGCTGCGTTGTTTCCTTGGGTGATCTCAATTTCTTTTGAAGCTGCATTGCAAAGAGCTCCAATATTTAAACCATCGTTCAAAATGGTTCCCATTGATGGAGCAACTACAGACGTAGCTACTGTGTTATATTGTTCAAAATATCTACCATCTATGTACCACATATTGGTATGGTTTACAGTAACAACACCAATTGAAGCTGCTGCGATAGCTTCTTGAACTATCGGAAGACCTGTAAAAGCCACATAATCATTTCTATCATTTGCTAAGTATGGGCCTGGATATACGTTTGGCATTTTATTTTCCTCTTATACGAATGTTAATGTTCCGGATGAACTGTCTATAACCCAAATAGTTGAAGCTCCACCTACTGTTGCTAGCATTGTCACAGAATTGTATCTGTTTGTAGAAGATAGACTCCCTGTAGCCCCCGTGGTCGTTGTTTGTGCGTTCATCTTAATTGCTTGGTTAGCATTTTGAGCAATTGTCCATCCGCCTGCTCCGTTACCAACCACTGTCATAGTAGTACCTTGGGCGGCTGTGGCTGGTAATGTAAAAGTAACTAGACCCGCATTGTCAGCAATATAAGTTGTATTTACAGCCATTGCCTGAGATGTTCCAGTAACATCGACAACGTTTAAAGAAGGAATTGCTTGAAAAGTTGGGTTTGCTCCTGTATTTCCTGCTAAAACTGTACCCGTTGCACCTACGGCAGTTGATCCAACTGCATTTGAGGCTCCTCCTAAAACAACTCCAAACTGTGTCACCGCATTTGCTGTAACTGCACTTGTTCCATTTCCTGTGAGAACTCCTGTTAGAGTGACTGCCCCAGTTCCGCCACCTGCAACAACGGCAGTTCCAAAAATAGGATCTGCCGCAACTCCTTGAGCAATTAAAGGAATTCCAGACGTTGCATTAGGGCCAGCTGTGCCAATTGAACTAGTTCCTTCTCCAAGGAGAACACTATGAGCTGTATAAGTCGTAGGTGTATAGGGTCCTGCTAAAGTAAATGTTAAAAGATGAGCTCCTGCTACAATGGTTAAGTTACCGTTAGCACTTGTTAATTGGATATTTCCTGCTATTGGCGTCACAACTGTTCCAGCAGTATCAGTAAGAGTGTCAACGTTACCTGACGCAGTTCCTAAAAGTTCCCACTGAGGAACGCCACTTGAAAAACCTGCTAGAAAATATAAATTTCCAGTACCTGCGGGCTCAGCATTAAGCCATAGAGTTCCGGGTGAATATTGATTATCATTTGAGTTAGGTGCTCTTGATGCGACTTGAATAGTTTCAATTGCTGCCCCGGAAGGAGAATCCCCGTAGATGAATGAACTTGGAATAAATGGTGAAGTCATAAAGCCTCGTTTTTATTTTGATTTCACTATGAAATATTAAATATTTAATTTACATAATCCCGATTAAGCATGATGATGCAGGATTATGCATTCTGAGTTTTATTCAATCAAAGAAGCTGCTATAGTGTTTGGGGTTCATCAAAGCACAATACGAAGAGCCCTGAAAAAAGGGTTCTTGATAGCTATAAGGATAGGCAATGGACCTAAAAGCCCTTATAGGATATCTCGTAAGAGTATAGAGGCTATACATCACTCGATTTTGAAGGACTTAACACAAAGGGCACAAAAATGAATGAAAATAAACAAAAAATACAATGGCAGCCTTTAGTAGAGCTTATTGTTGTTCTGATGACTATTCTTGGATCAACGATACCTTTGTATATACACACAGATAGCAAATTGACAGACGCTATGTCCAAAATTGATGCTACTTTACAAGGAATGAAAGAAGATATGAGGGATTTTCACACTAAACTAGTATTACAAGACCAAGAATATAAAAATCATTTACTCCAATTTCATAGGGACAAATAAAATGCAAGAGTTAATTATTGATTTTTTAAAGGCTGTAAATATAGCTGAACTATTGGCTATAGGAGGAATGTTTTGGTTTTTTTATAATAGATTAGATAAAAAAATAGAAAAACTAGAAGAAAAAACAGATAAACTTGCACAAAAAGTTGAAGATATTGACAAACGTCTTTGTCGTATAGAGGGAAGCTTATCAACCCAGGGACATTGTCTTTTCAATCAGAATAAATCGGAACAAAAGGCACTATAATAAACTATATTTTATGAATTATTTAATTGTATTTTAATATTATTCCAGATATCCTAACTATATAGGAGTATATAAATGTTTTTAGCTTTTTCGGTTTCCATCCTGTATTTAATAGGAAGTTTCATTTGTGAGAGATTAGATGAATACTATGAAGAATTCTAGCGAATTTTTTCTGCGATTTTATCTTCATATTTCCTTAAAGCCGAAGCATCTTGCGCCGCTGCGGCAGACATTGCTTTAATATAATATTTTTGTAACTCAGGACTTTTCATAATTCTAGTGATGAAATCAACTCCTTTTGCTGATGCTTTAGTTCCCATAGCAACTCCTAAAGATGGCAATATATATTCAGGATGGCCTAAAGCTGCTTCTGCTAAAACAGTTCCTATGATCGATTTCGTTCCTAAAACCTTATTGATAAAATTAGATGCTTTACTTCCTTGCATTACAGCTCCATAAATCTCATTTGCTGGTCTATATGCTTTCGAAAATTCGGGATTCAATTTTTCATAAGGTTTGATAGCTTTATCAATTTCACCACCCAATTTTTTTAGGAGGATTTTTTCTCTTCTTAAAAGTTCTGGGTCGCCCATCAGTGTACTAATATCTCTTTTTGCTGCTGTCAATTCATCTACAGGCAATTTTCCATTCTTAATTTTTGATAAAAGTTTTTCTGTTGGTTTCAGAACTAAATTTTTAGCAGTGGTCTCAACTCCCTTTTCAAGATCTGTTTTTAAATTCACCAAATTATTTTCAAAATTTCTTACTTGAATAGAAGCCCCTTTTGCTAATTTATTTGCCTTGTCATACTGACTACTAGCGTATTTCATGGCCCCTTTGGGATTCAAAGTAGAAAGCATAAACATAGTTCCCAGTTTGCCTGCTTCTTGACCTCCTTCTCCAACTCCTAATATTTCAAGACCTTTTTTCGCTGCAATTGCTCCTAGACCAACACCTAAAGCTTTTCTAAATTTCATTGGACCAATTAAACTAGTCACTGTTTCTGCAATTTCGTCAGAAGTTTTTTCTGTAGGAGTTTTAGCGGATGTGTAACCACCTGTTAATTCCTCAGAAATTCCTTTTAACTCAGAAGAAGTAGGCTGTCTGTATTCTTTTAATTTTTCTCTTCCTTCTTCTGAAAGTTTATGTCCTATAGCTTTTTCCAGTCCAAAAATAACTCCACTCTGTACAATACTTCCTATATCTCCAGGAATACCACCTATTGTTTCAGCTACTCTAGAGACAGTTCTTGCTGCATGTCTAGGAATCTTTTGTGAAATAGTTTCTTCCTTTTTTGGTTCATGGTCTTGTTCTTTAAATTGATTCCAGTCGAAAGGTTGTTGCGATTGATTTTCAACATCAATTTCAGATTTCGTTGAAGATTTAGGTTCCACTACTTCAAACTGATTCCAATCAAAATTTACACTCATTTGATGAGTTCTCCACCAGATTCTATAGCCTGTTGCAACATAGATCTTGGAACGATTCTTATTTTTCCATCAGGACTTTTAATATTCACATTTTCGGATTCATTTATACTTTTGAATTGATCAGCTAATTTATCTAGTTTGTCTTCTGATTTGTCCAAAACTTTCTCGTGTAAATCAGGAGGTAATCTTTTTGGATTTTCTTTTTTTATTTCTCTATAAGCATCGTAGTATATTCTTTTTCCTTCATTCAAAAGTTTCCATTGTTTTATAAGTTTTTTTTGTCCTTCTTCACTATTTAAAAGAGAAGGAATTGACTTCATAAAGCTTTGGACTTCAGACTGAAGAATTCTAGAACCATAAGTACCTTGAATATTTTTCATTAGCTCCTGTGAAAGTTTTTCAAACTGTTCTGCTCCAGGATTTTCTAAAACTCCAATAGGTATCCCTAATTTATTTAAAAAAGCTACGGATATTGGTTTAGGTAGGTTTCCACTAGAGGAAATATTTTCCATCTGATCCAGTATCATTTTGTCTCTTTTATATCCTTCAAATCCCCCCAATACTTTTTCCACATAATCTTTATTATCTTTAAAACTTTGATAGTCTATTTTTTCTTCAGCTCTTTTTTGAGATATAGCGGAATCCTTCTGTTGCTGGATGATTTTAGCTAAATTTGGATTGATTGTAGAAATTTGTGCAATTTGCTGATCAGAAATTTGGGAGGGATCAAATTGTTGTTGTGGTGTCTGTGTTTGTTGTGGCTCTTGATTTTGTTGTGATTGTTGATTTCTAGAATCTCCATATAGATTTTTAATCATATCGAATTCTTGTTGTTGTCTCTGACCTTTTAATAAATCTTGAGCGAAAACTTTCTGTAATTCGGGCGGTAAACCTGCGATTTCTGGTCCTAATTTTTCTTGAATCGATTTTTGTTGCTGTTGACGAAGAGCTTCTTGCTGTTTTTGTTGTTCTTGAATATTTTGCTGTTTATAAAGTTCCGGAAAACGGCTTCCAAACTGACTCAAGGCCTCTGCAATTCCAGAGAACATATTTCGTTTTGGAGGTAAAATCGATACCATAAAATTATTCCTTTAATAACTTGAGGGCTGGTAAGTGTTCTTTGTGGGTTGCAAAGCAGTCTGAAGTTGTTGCATATAGTTCATAAATGGTTGTTGCGCATACTGTAGACCTTGATTGACTCCTTGCTGTTGCATTCCGCCCCTGAGAGCTGCAATATTCGTGTGCAGATTAGATCCTTCACGAGCTAACTGGTTTCTAAAACCTGTAGATCCTAAAGATCCTCCCGATCCCATACCTGCAAATCTATTGGCCAAACCTGGAATAGTTTCTTCTTCGAATTGCCTTTGTAATGGCGCTTCGAAACTTTTAAAGAAGTTTGGATCATTGAAAAGATTTGAAAGCCAATCTTGACCCTGCTGGAAGTTCTGATTCTGGTTAATGTCCGGGGCTCCACCTTTCAGTTTGGATAACATATCATCTAAAAATCCCAATTGATTTTTATTGAAAGTCGATCCGGAACCACCAGCGTTTCCCGTTATTCCTTTTAAAAGCGGTCCCATAATAGACGCAATTGCAGAAAGTATTGCTGGATCAAATGCCGCTGCTGCTGCTACCGGTGCTGCTGCCATAAAAACCTCATAATTTTATTTTTACACTATCATTTATTTCTTTTTAAGTGTATCAAGTTCCGTTTCTAATATATTCGATGATGATGAAGCCCTGATAAGCAGCTCTATTCCCATCTGTATTTATCACTAGTTGAGTATCAGACATAGAAAAACCTATCCTAGCATCACCTCGGCTAAAAAAACTAAAGTAGTCTCCATCCCCTGCGCCAACTGCTGAACATGGCTTAGAAGCACTTCCGTATACCAAAGAAATTATAAATTGAGAGTTAACGTTAGGAATAGGCAAAGTGATTGTTTGAGGAATAAAACTCTTAATTCTTGCTATAGCCTGATATCCATTACGAACTATTTTGGTAGTATCATAGATAAATTTATTACCGTTAAAATTTTCTGTGTCTTGAGTATAGGCGCCTATCTTCTTATCATTGACCACATCAGAAATGGCGCTGAGCTTGTCATTTAAAAATATTCTTTGCCTATCATCTTCCTCAGGTATATTAAAAGTAGCCGGAAGGAATGGCGTAAATAAGTTGCTAGGATCTGTAGGTTCAACAGGAGCTGTCATACTAATCTTCCACCTTTTCTCATGGTGAATATCATGCTTAATATTTCGATATTTTCTGAATTTATACGATTTACTGCCATTTGTTGATCAGAAAGAGTGATTTGTATCTGTAAACTTTGAGCTATTACATCACAAAATAGTCGGTTAATAGACTGATCTCCTGAACCTATTTGATATGGATTAGCTGAAGTTAATAATACATTTGATTGTAAATTGTCAGGCAATGGAGCATTAGCAGAAAGATTTGAACTATCGGGAAATACGTTTACCGTAAATTGACCTGCTTCTGTCAAGTCTGTGTAGAAATCAATCTTGCTTAGCCTAGCCCGTTGATCTTCCTTAAAGAAATTGAATATTTTAGTCTGTATGTCTATTCCAGAAATCTTTGTTATTAGTCCACCGCCACCGTAAGCGCCTGTTAAATTTACCGGGACAATCTTTTGATCAGGATTAACGGAGACCACTCTTACGTATACAGCAGTAGAAACACCTAACACGGGGTTAAAAGTTAATGAAATTTGTCCTGTCTTATAGTTAATAGTTCCCACTGTGTTTGCCACATTTGATGTAAGAATTCCATCTAAGTTAGGATCTGTAAATACAATCGTTCCGACGTTTATTTGTACAGATCCGGATAAAATTGGCACAAAGTTGATCACAGTGCTAAATGTTGCTCCTATGGCATTTCCTGCTAAAACAGGTTCGAATTCAGTTAAACCAAACGTGCTGACAGCATTAGTAGGATTAACAATTTGAAAATTCCTTCCATTTAGAGAAACTCCGTCATCACTTGTGGTTCCTGTAACTCCACTTAAACTTATCCAATAACCAGGTTGTAAATTGTGATTGGTGCTAGTTAAAAGATTGCCTGCAATAGATAGAATGAAAAGACTTGCGCTATTTGGACCATTAGTTTGATCTAGCAATAGAACAAACCCTTGCTGATTTCCTGCAACAATCGTTTCTTGACCTGCTGCAACTCCTTGTATTTGACTACTTCTATTTCCGTAAGATGACCATGGATCTACCAAAGAATTCCATGTGTCACCAGCATTTGAATTAGAAGGATAGAAATATCCAAAACAGGTAAAACAATCATCAAAATATGCCCAATTTTTTGTATCATAATTGTAAACCAATACTAAATCTGGGTATATTCCAGTGCTATTCACAACGCTAGGAATAGTCCAATAAGTAAGTCTAGTCTCAAAAGTTCTTATTCCATAGACGCGGTTATTTCCGTTATTTGCTTCTCTGATATCGAAAATGTCGTTGGGTATTTTTTCATCAAATCGGATGACATCATTTGCATCACTAATCACTATCCCTCTATTTCCTATGGCCATTAGGCCTTTATCAAAGGGTATAGTACTGAAGGGAGAGCTTGCGCCCAATTCCACATTTATCCTCTCCCAAACAAAAGGGTTCTGGGCATTGTTAACGAATCTTAGGCGCCAAGTACTTCTTTCAAAATAAACGATCAAAACATCTCTTATAAATCCTGCCCCAACAATGACTTCTTGAGTTGGTGCGTCATTTGCTCCACCTCTTCCAAATAAGTCATCTCTAGCCGTTTTAAAGTCTGCCGTTTGAAGATTTGGAGTGACGGGAACAGGCTGGGAGTAATAAGGAGTACCAATCTGCGTCCAACGGGCCCGATTTCCGAAGTTTTGTACTCCTGCGTCATTTCCTTCTGTCGTATTCAGAAAAACTAGATATCCCCTATATGGAAATATTAGTAGAGCCCCAGCTAGTGCATTATTTGGATCGAGTGGAGGATTATAATTTGCCCATCCCGTACCATTCGTGAGAACTCCGTAATATCTAATTCCATCTTGTCCAGCTATGCTCACAAAAGAATTTAAAGCTAATCCCCCACTGGAATAAACGTTTGTAGTTTGAAAAGGAATGGTAAATGTAGAGGCCCCTGTAACAGTTATAACATAAGTATTTCCGTTTAGGTCATCCACGCCGCCCGTAGCTGTACTTGTGATATTTATTATGGTTACCGTTTGACCTGAAGTAAATCCATGAGGCGAACTCGTCGTAATTGTTGTAAATCCAGCGCCTGCTACAGCGTTGGAAATTGCTATACCATTTAAACCAGGTTTCGAATTCGTAGTCCAAAAAGCCCCGGCATAATTTATTGTGTAAAAAAATTGCGAATCAGTCCCACTCCATGTAACTGGCATAACACTCGGAAGAGAAACAAAAGTTGCAGATCCTGAATCATATCTATAAGCTTGTGTAGTATCGAAAGCGATTAAATCCTGAACATTTACCCCAAAAATTTCCCTAGTTCTAAGACCCATTACCGGAGTGTTATTTGCTAATCTTCCTAACAGAGTATAGCCCGATCTTCTTACAATTCTGCCTCTAAATTGATAAGCATTAACTAAAGTTTCAAAAGAATCCTCAGGAGTAGCAAAAGGTTTTAAGTCTTTTCTTAATCCTTCTCCTATGGGTCCAATCATGAATTCTTTTATTGTCATATTATGCCTGAGCTATTGCCATCCAGTTAAAATTATATGTTGCTGGTCCATTTGATAAATTTGTGTAAACTTTAAACCCTGTAGGACTATTATTTACCACAGACATCTTTAATGGGTTGTGTACAGAGTTAGCCTCTACTGTGTTTGGAAATGCAAAACACGCGATTATTGATGTTGGAGTTGGTGATAAGGTAACTGTGTATGGATTTAATGCCGTTCCAGTAACATTTCCAAAATAAAATATATATCCTCCTGGCAAAAAGCTATAATATATAGGTCCCGTCGTATTAACCGTGCTGTATGTTAACTGCATTGGATTATTAGGAGCATTTGTAGAATCGAGATTTGTAGGAAGAAATTTAGGTATCTGAACAAATAATTGAGGCTCAGTAGAAACCGAAGAAGTAGCATTTTTAGCATATAAAACATCATAATCATCGGTTACACCGGGATCTAGTGTCTGATTCTGAAATATTACAGCTCCATGTTTTCCTTCGTTGGTGTCGTTCAAAGGCATATGGTTATAGTTAACAGTGGCTGAAAGACTAGAAAAAATTGATGCAAACTGAGAAAAATTGACCTGTATAGGAAGAGCCGAATCTTTTGGGGCTGCGGTTACTAGCGGTATTTCTGGATTGTATGTCATATATTTGCTACCACCACATAAAAAACTGCTTTAGGAAAAGGTAAAACTAATGATGGGTTTGCTATTACAGAATGTATTATTCCATTTCCATCAGGTGTACTAACAAATACTCCTGGGGCATTATCTGCTGTTGTTCCTGATAAAGTAAATTGAGTGCTTATTACATGCTTAGCTACTGGAGGTTTTAAAAAAATAGTATTACTAGGTACTGTTCCACCTTTTATAAGAAATGTTCCAAAGTAAACTAAAAGTCCTCCTGGCAAAAATGTGAAATAAAATGTTTGCACATCACTAGGGAGAATAGAATAAATTTGATAATTCGTAAATTGCACAACTGGGCTATTTCCTGGATACACAAAATACAATTGATCAGTTTGAGTAGCTATATCTTTGCTAAAAATAGAAAACTCCGAAGCTCCAGTTTGAGGGTTCGCAGACTGTTCCGGAAATTGTACATACGTATGGTTTCCTGCGTTTGAAGCAGAAGTTAAAGGGACATGATTAGCCGAAAAAGCATTGTTTAATTGAGCAAAGTTTTGAACAAATTGAACTTGCCAGTCCGAATATGGAAGGGCCGCGGTTGGAGTATTAGGATTGTAATTAGGTGTAGTCATTATTTACCTATCGCTAAATACATTATTTCAAAAGTAGGAGACGAACTAGTAATTCCTATTCTTACGTTAAATTGGTTCTGTGCATTTCCTCCACTTCCAACGTTTGTAGCAGCTGCATTAGTAAAAGCTGTGACGGTATTTGCCATAAGCATCACTCCTACATAAATTAACGCTGTCGATGGTAATATTGTGATTTGTTGATTGTCTATCACTCCTGTTACAATACCTATGTAAAAAACAAATGGCCCAGCTAAAAAAGAATATTGCCTAGGTAAATATACATCTGGATTTGTCGATTGTAATCCTGTTGAGATTGAAGGATAAGTGAGCTGAATAGGAGTTTGGTTATTGCTTGGTCTAAAAAATAGTTGAGGAACATTACTCACTAATTTCGTGTATAATGCTACTTGAGATGTTGTAGTAGATGGATTTGGCGTGATTCCTATTTGAGGACGAAATATCATGAAGTTATGCATTCCAAGGTTATGTTTGGAAGTCAATGAAACATGATTTTTTGACCATACGGCGTTTATAGTTTGAAAATTAGTACGACACTGAATATTAGATATTGCCATGAAATCAGTAGCAAGAGGTATATTAGGATTATAAGCCATTTTTTATCCTGAAGTTCCACTATATTCGGTGCCCCAAAACCAACTTGCAAGAGGCCTTCCCGGCTGACTAAATATTGTAGATGCTCTTTGACTTCCCATTTGTCTTAAGGATCTTCTCTGTGCGATTTGAAGCTGTTCTTGCCATATCGGCATTAGATATGCCATTCCTTGTTCATCCGGAAAATCAGCGTAAATCAATTTTGCAGCGCCTGCACATATAAAAAGATACCATTCATCTAGTTCCGGAGCTGAATTTGCAGCAATCAACTGTGTAGGTTGTTGGCTTATTTGAAATTCTACTTGATAAACTTGTTGTGGAACTGGCCTAAATGTAATTTGTTGGTTGTAAAAAATAACATCAGTGGGTCTTGAAGATTGATAAGGAACAACACTTGCGTAAATAGTTGCGTTGGCTGGTATCACGGCTGAATTTGCCACAGTGAAAGAGTATACACCTGTTAAATAATTTACTGTTCCTACAGTATTTCCTTGTTGGTCTACCAGATTGCCTACATTACTACCAGATTGTGGAACATCAGAAATTGAATAAGTAAATCCACTATTTGCAGCTTGTGAATCATTTACCATAGCTGAAATAATGACTGCTGCTTCCGTAACATTTTGGAAAATGTCTAATTGTGCTCTCAAAAATGGCGTAGATGGTATTGTTCCTGTATAAGGTCCCGATGTTCCGTTTCCAGTATTTATTTGTTGGTTAACAGTGAGTTTAGGCCATCTGTTGTAAAATGTTGTTTTATCCTGAAAATATCTTAAAATATATCCTTGGCAATAAACAGGAGGGGTTATTTGAATATTTCCCGGAGATGCTGCCACCCTAGTTCCAGTTTGAGGATTAGTCGGAGTATCTTCATAGATAAAATCATAAGTGTCCACGTTTGGAGTCGTTAAAAATACATAAGGCTTAGTCAATTTGAGGTTCTTAAATTGTTCCGGAAATTGCAATGTGTAAAATAAATTTATGTAGTTATCAATCTGGGCCGTTGTCATCTGTTCTTCAGTGTATCTAGCAGTCATTCTACGGACTGTATTTTCCATCTGAGTTAGACTAACAAGTTGAGCAGTCATTGAGGTACTCCGTTATTGTATATCGTCCCTTCAAAACTTATTTGATTGCCGAAAGGTAACGGCAATGGTGGTAAATAAGGCCCAGAGTTATTAGGAATAACGCTAGGAGGTGTATAAGCCGATGGTAGAGGACTCGGATAAGAAAATACAGAAAAATTTGTTGAATCCAAATTTATAGTTAACGTATTAGTCGTTAGAGATATCACTTGTCCAATCAAATTATTTAGCTGAACCATTCCAAATTGATTAGGGATAAAGAATCTAACTGCCATTCCTATTACATAGTCATGATCATCAACGGTCGTTAAAACCATGGGGTTTGCTTTTGTAATCGATGCAATTGTCTGAACTCTTAAGTTTTCCTGCACCTGAACTTGGCTATATCCTGGGTAATAGATAACACTCATATTACTCTTATAAATTCATTTTTTTAATCTTACAAGAAAATATTGCTTAACAATTTGCAATGCATTTGCCTAGGAAAAAATCTTCAAACATTTTATTCTTCTTACACCAATACAAAGGAATGGTATGCAAAATATAGAAAAAACATCAGATTATGACAAATTCAGATTATTAGATGGCAATAGGCCGATAGAAAAATACCACATTAAGAAACTCATTAAATCTATAGAAAAAGACAATCGGCTTAATCTTCACCCTATTATAGTAAATAAAGATTTCTGTGTTATAGACGGTCAACATAGGCTAGAGGCTGCCAGACAACTAGGAATTGAAATATTCTACATTCAATCCAATTCCATTTCAGATATGCATGTAATCGAATGCAACGTTAATCAAAAATCCTGGCAGGTCGAAAATTACATAGATTATTTTGCTATCAAGGAAAAAAAACCTGAATATATAAAGCTGAAAGACATGATGAAATCATCAAATCTACAACCTAAAGCACTTTTAACTTTGATTTTGGGCATGGTTACCACAAACATTTTGGATTTTTTGAAGACAGGAAAATTTCGGTTTCCTCAAAAAGACAATTCATCTTATATACTTTGTTTTTACTTGGATTATTTAGCCTACGTGAGAGACAAACGAATTAAACCTATTTCTATGTTTACCAATCACAACTTCACGAGGTCTTTGAGATGGGTTTTCATGACATCAGGATTTGATCAATCTATTTTTTTTAAAAAACTTGACCTCCGTTGGTTTGATTTAAAGCCCCAAAGATGTGCTGAGGATTGGTATTCACTTTTAATTTCTATATACAATTTCAAGAATCACAACAAACTTGCTGAAGAATATGCCGACTTATAAAGATTATTCAGGAAAAAAGTTTGGAAATTGGACTATTTTAAAAAGAATATTACCACATCGACCAGCAAAATATCTCTGCAAATGTGACTGTGGAAAAGAATCAGAGGTTTTTCTAACGAACCTCATTAGAGGATATTCCAATAATTGCAGAGATTGCCAGTCATTAAAACCTTCTGCATGGTTAGTCGGTAAAAAATTAAATCACTTAAATATTCTAGCGATAGAAAAGATTAACAATAAAGCCACAGCAAAGGTTTTATGTGACTGCGGAAATCTATTATACATGGATATTGGTAAAATCCAAAAACATGAAGGAAGTCAGATAACTAGCAAGTATATTGCATGTGGTAAATGTAAATTATCTAAACCTAAAATAGTCAATTTTAACATAATTAAAGTAGGATTCAAAAAAGGAACATTAACTGTAATAAAAGAATTAAATAAAAAGGAATCTTTAGCTTTATGCAGTTGTGGGAATGAAAAAATAATCAAATTTCATCATATGAAAAGAGAATTTCCCCATTGTGGTTGTCTTTTAACCCAAAGAAATATAGATAGAGCTAAGAAACTTGAAGGAACAACATATTTTTATTTGAAAGTCATTAAATTTCTAGGAATGGGTTCAGATAAAAGATCTCTGTATTTAATTAAATGTAAATGCGGTAAAAAATTCGAACAATCCATATCTTATTTATTCGGATCTAAATCTTGTGGTTGTTTACATAAAGAAAATGTGCCGAGGGGATCAAACAATTCAAACTCCAAACTTACTGAAATAGAAGTGAAATCAATGAGAAATTTATATGAATCTGGATTATATACGCGAGTAGAACTTTCTAAGATGTATGAAGTGGAATTATCAAATGTTTGCAATATTATTAGTCGGAAAGGATGGAAACACGTCTAGGACAGCAAAGCTCTTGCTAAGAAATACCAATATATACAGTATGGGAATATCACTCTAAATAAGGAGAAATCCCATGGGCTGCGATTTGAAAAAGGACATAAGATTAGTTTTAAAAAACACAACATCTTTAGCTGAACTTGAGCAGATCAGCAAAAAAGCTACGCAAAATATAACTTTTTGTGGGTATAGGTACTTAGCCTTTAGTGGATATAAAGGAACCACATCTCTTTACAAGATTCAAGAAAAATTAAATTTCATATTAGATAACAATCCAGCTAAGAGTGATCCAGCTAAGATAACTGAAAAAAACCACACTTTAGCTATAAGAAGAATAATACTAGAGCTAGGCGTAGAGAATTTTGAAAGAAAAACGAACATCATAACACGTATAATGCTGATTATTAGGGATTTTTTTCGTAAATGGACTGCTGCTGGAAATGAAGTCCACTATATTTTGAAGAAAAATTTATTAAAGCAACAGGAAGATAAGTTCTTAGAAAATGTCAGGATTCAGGTTAGGGATCAGATAATACAGGAAGTAAGGAACGAAGTTAGAAGAGAGCTTAGGGAGCCTAGAGAAGGAGAAATCCGATTAAGAGTTCCATCAAATCAAGAATCTCCAAGATTTGCAAACCGAAATGCTGATTCCCCAATACCTTCTACTAGTGAAGATATAGCACCAGGTCTAAAAGTCTTAAGTGACGTATCTTCTTAAATCATAAAATCCGGCTTTAACACCGGATTTTTAATGTAAAGCCGCTTTACAACTCAGATTTTTTTGTCTTCTTTGTGTCTTTTTTTGGTTTGATTTCTAATGAACTCTCAATCAAATTTATCTTGATTGAAAGATTCATTACGGTTTCGTCTAAGTTTTTTACATAAGATTTTAACTTAGAAAGTTCGTCATTTAATTTTTCCATATTGTTATTCAAATGATTATTCTTTTTGTAAGAGTCATCTATTAATAAATTGGACTTGTTCAAAAGCAAGTGCATCACCTCTGAGCATTTCTCTAACAACTCTCTATCCGGCTGTGTAAAAAACATTTTGTTCCTTTGTTTGTGTGATAAAAAATCCTAATGTAAAGCCGCTTTACAATCAATAATTCACTGCCACAAATGCATATTTTTTGTTGCTAGAATCTATGGAATGAATTGCAGATTGAGGTTTATTGGGATCCATTTCCCCTTGCTTCTGAGTAAATTTAGGAGTGTAATAACAAGGATCGTCGTCAGTTCCCCCATTCAATTGATCTGCAAAGCCCCTAGGAATGGTGTACACTTTTCCATCCTCGAGAGGATACCATTTTACAGGGTCAGTAACATGCTTAAGATAAGGAAGTTTTACCGATTGTCCAGGAGCTCTTCTATTCATAAATCTTCCTGTAACAAGTTCGCTATCTTTAATACGTTGTCTTTCTATTTTGTCTTTTAATGATGATCTTTCATCACTCATAGAAATTTGCTTTTCTGAAATTTCAAGTTCTTTTTGTGAGTATTCTCTATTGTTTAATTTTTTTTGAGCCTGCTTAGTTTCCTCAATTTCTCGTTTGGTATTTTCTAGCTCTATGCGAGCTTTATCAATTTCTTGTTGCAGAGATTCGTATACTTTTTCTTCCATATCTTTCATTCCTATATCTATTACGGATTTTTCTTGGATTTTTTTATTTTTCTTCATTACTTATACCTTTAAAAGGGCAGAGACAAATTGTCCCTACCCTTTTGGGTTACCTAATTGCTAAGTATTATTTGGGAAAGATTGTAAAGCTGTAGTAGCTTCCCATTCCCAAGCATCTGCGGTAGATCCTATGATCCCGCCAGTTGTAGCACTATTTGTGCCGTCTCCTGCTCCGATCAAAATTCCATTGAATCCCTGATTTTGTTTTGTAAAACCTAGGATATTTTGGTTCCCGTAAGGTAAAGGAGTTGGAACAACGTTAAGTAAGTTGTTCGTATTTCCTTCCCCTTGAGGAATCATTTGAGGGAATGATGTGGGATATTGAGAGGCAAGCAATGACACTAAAGCAGTGAAATTAGTGCTATCGGTATTTGCAAACGTCACCGTTTGAGTTCCAATAGCGTTATTTACAGATGATACAGTGAATTGCAGGGGCAATCCGTTGGTTGTGGAATTAAGCTGCTGCATACCGAAAGCGGTAGGAATAGCAAATCTAACCACATCTCCTACTTGATAGTTCTGTTGAACTAATGTAGTAACAACCATAGGATTTGCCTGAGTAATCTTTGCTACTACCCTATTTTCCGGATAATAGAGACTTCTCATTGGCAAATTGGCATTTCCAACTTTATATACTGTGAAAACGCTTGTTAAAGCATTTGTGGTATCTAATAAAGTGGTAAATGTATTTGTTGTAACTGCTGTAACAGTCATTGTTAAACCAGCAATTTGAGGTGCTGATGTAACGTTAACAATTCTAACATTATCTCCCACCTGAAAACCGTGTGCCGCTGCTGTGAAAACAGTAGGTTGCCCAGGAACAAAACTTGCACCTGAAACGTTCGGACCATTTGCTTGGGTTGATGCATTAAAGATTGTAAATCCATTAATTGCACAAATGCCGTTATTCAGAGGTGCTAAAATTCCTGAAACAGTTCCGTTTTGTCGAATTAAAGCTGTCCCCGCAGCATAAACAGGATTAAAATAAGCTTCTACAATTCTTGTAGAAGTTAAAGATCCTGAAACTCCCAAAGCTGTAATGCCAGATCTTGTGAGATTCCTTAGGACAAATCTATTGATTTGCTGTTCTAAAGGAATGAAAAAAGGTGTAGAAGCAACGTTTACAAAGCTTCCTGTAGTAATTTGTGTACTCATATATTACCTCCTTAAATTGCTACCGAGAGCGTGCAACGTAAGTTGACGATCCAGCTTGTGTTAGTGATATTGAATACTTGTGCCATTTTCCAACCGGCTGTCTGATAAAGTCTCAAACGTGGGCTGGCAATTTCTGGTGGTGCATAGATGAATTGAGCGGAATAACCGTCTAAATCAACCATGTCGTAGCTTTCTTGACCCGGCAAGAAGATGTTGTAAACATCAGCTCCGTTTGCAGAAGCAGCAGGAGAAATGGAACCAACTGAGGACAATAGGAAACGAATGTTTCTTACGGAACCCCATTCAGCTTGCAACAGATTACTGTTATTTGCGTAATTGGCTACGTTGATAAATCCAAGCATTTGATCCAAGTCAGCGGACAGGTTTGTATGGCCTAAACCAAAAAACGCTGTACGTACTGGAGCAGTACCGAATTTATTTTCGCCTTCAATCAAATCCTGTATGAACTGAGCATTAGCTGTACGTAATAAACGTACTGCTTTAGAACAGTCAAGAGGAGTGATGTTAGTTGGGTTGTCTCCGTTTGTACCTGATGTACAATTAATTGGAGGCGCTCCCCCTTCCATCATAGATCTTGCTAATTGATCTTCGGTTTCTCTTAAGGATTGTCCCAAAGTAGAAACGGCAGAATTTAGCACAGGATCTTCGTTGATAAGCATTCATTCTGTTACTTTATGACCTAGTTACATCGTGCTACATTGCTCACAACTAGGCGGAGGGTCTTGTTATTCCCCTCTCAATGACTTTCGTCATTGTTCAGACTATCGCTTCAACCTCTCGGCTGTTTTTGGGCTTAGTCGTTGCGGCTACTCCAACAGCATTCAGCTCTTTACATTTTATGTAAAAGTCCTGTCTGCGCTGTATTTCTTCAGGATATGTACCCAACTTCTTTGAATGGGCTAAAACCCATCCCAAGCACATTTCTTTAACCAATAGAGCTTGTTTTCTCTTTACGAGTAGGAAAGGTAATATTAGATCTATAACCTTCACAACATCATCCCTATTTGTAACAACCCATCTAAACATGGGGTTTTGGTTTGGTCTATCCTGTCGAAAGCCTTCGTAGTATATTTTTCCGCATCCAAATGTTTCTTGAAGAAACTTCATTGGGTTTTCTTCTTTCATTCCCACACGGATTAAAGGAGCATGTAGAGGATTCGTTCTGTTTTGCATGGGTTTTGTTTTCGTCACACATATAGAACCTTCTCCATCTATAAGCCCCGAACAATATGCTATTCGAAGCGTTTGCCTCTGGTTGCCTTGCATTTTTATCTCCTTTATGTTAGTCCCGTCACATACTAACATAATATTGATTAAATGTTTAGGTTTTCCAAGTAATCACCAAAAATTTATAGCAGGCAATGTCATCTACCTGCTCTTGCAGAATCAAGTAAGTACCGTCAAGTTCTTACGCTGCAAGAAGATTGGCACGGTCATTTAACCAATCTATACGGGCATCAATATCCAATGCAGTCAATTGCTGCGCTGGAGGATCTACAATTCCATTACCAAGTGGTACAGGAGCTGTAAGTAAGTTCTGATATCTACGTCTGCGTAGAATATCTCCAGCCTGTTGATCCATAGTTATAGGATATCCCATAGTTGTATGAATCAAATCAGGCATAGGACGAGCAAGCAATTTCATGCTCAACTGTTGTTGTACAGCTGGAGGCAGAATGCTTGTTGTTGTAGGACCTGACATTGTCTTAACCTCATGTTAAGACGAAGTCACTTTCGAGCTGCTGCTAGAGTTTCCTTCCAGAGTGAATTTCGCATCTCTTTAGTCATAGTTGAGTTCGAAAGTTTAGCCGCTACGGTTACAGCTTCGGATCTTACGCCTAGGCTTCCGGTTTTAGGCTTTCCTTCCTTATCATCAACTCGCTTTTGTTCCTGGGATACAGGCTTATCTTTCACAGCTTTTGAAGCTAAATCAGCTTGGTAAGCGGCGCTCTTTTTTATGAGGTTATAAACCTTTCTCAAAGGATTTTTAGCAGTCTCAACAGCCTCTCGATTGTCTTCGTCTGATTTTATATATTTTTCAATATTTTCAGGCGTAACAACGTCTCTAAAGTCTGAGAATTCCGTAGCAGTCTCAAGTATTTGAATCTTTTGATCTTTTTGGGCTAGTTGTTGCTCATATCCGCTTAATTTTTTGTTGAACGAATTTAGAGCTTTTACAAGCTTTTTTCCGTCTGGAAATTCTTCTTGTTCTAGCTGTCTATAATCAAAGTCTTCTTCCTGCGGTTGTTGAGGCTTCTGCATCGTTTGCGCTTGTTGATACATCTGCTTTTCAAGTTCCCGCTCTTTCTGAGCCTGCCAAAGTTCTCGCTCTAAGCGCTCTTTAGCCTGTCGAAGCTCTGCAAAACTTTCTTGCGGAGACTTCTTTTCATGTGTTGTTTCAGCCTGGTCGACCACTTCAGGTGCTTGGGTCTCTACTGTTGAACTCATGTTTTTCCTTTGAGATTGGCGAGATCTCATATTGCGCCTTGAAGTGAAAATTTTATTTCACTATCCTTCGTATATATCAAATTTTAATTTATCTACAACAAATTTTTTAAAAGGATTCAATGTCAAAAGAACTAGAAACAATGACTTACATGATGGCAGCTGAAAAGATGGGAAATCTAATCTTTACGATGGAAAATACTCTTGAGTTTCTGATAGAATACCAAGTCAAACCTGATGAAGAAGTGAAAAAGGCTTTGATTCCTCTGGTTGAAAAATTTAAAAAATGGACTTCAAATGAATGATACACGGCATTGGACTATACATGCAGAATTTATTGTTTTGCTAATGACGTTACTTGGAGGTTTTTATCTTCTAGATGGAAAAATAGAGCGCCAAGGAGAAAGAACTGATAAATTATATGAAATGTTCATAGATCTCATTAAAGATGGTAAGAAATAAATGAAGGAAGAATCAAAACAAAGTTTTATAAAAAACCACGCTGACACAATAGCTATAATAGGTGTTAACTTAGCTGCCATGGCTATTTTGACAACCATGTGGATATCCAATTCTCATAGGATTGATGCTTGCAATTCTAGGATAGATGCAACTTATCAAATTATATTAGAACTTTTGAAAGAAGGTAGGAAATAATTCAATGTCCTCTTCTATCACCTAACAATTTAGAAAGCTTAGAGATCAAGTATAAAATCTCATTATCCGTCCAGTTATTATAATCCGTTCTGATAAATTTTTTTCCGTACTTAGGTTCTTTGACTTCTTCTGGAAAACGCAACGAAAATCCCAAATCTTCAATATATTTTTGTATTTCATCTATGCTTTCTTTTCCGAGATTCCTATATTTTATCAATTCAGATACTGAAAAATTATTAAAATCTTTTAGATACCTGAGTTTTTCTACATGAGAACAGACATTTTTTATTCTTACACCCAAGGTTGTCTCTGAAATTAAGGTAAGAGGAGTTTTTGGATTTAGGTGAAGTCCAATTGATTGAACTGATTTTTGTATGATATTTTTCACCTGAGGAGGACTTTTATTTATCTTTTCTGAAATCCTTTTAAAGTTTAATTTTTCTCTATAATGTAATAGTAAAGTTTTTCGTTGTAAATGATTTATAAATAAACAATTTGAAAATTCTTTAGATAATATAAAATCTTGTATCGACTTGGAAATTTCTATCATATGAGGATAACATGATAACATTTAATTCGTATAAAGTTAAACAACTTTTCCATCAACCAAATAATCTTCGATTTTATCAATTTTGCCGGAGACATATTTTTTAAGATCACTTACATAATCTGCATCGAATTCACTAGGATTATTTAATACATAAGCAAGCGTCTCTTTCTTAGGAATACACCACTCAAAAGTTACTTTCCCACCATCTTCTACCGACCAAAGGTAATGATCCTCTGTTTGATAAGGGCTTGGTCTTGTTCTTCTGCATTGGTAATTTGGAGCATATTGTTCGCCCTGAGGCTGAAACCAAAAATGGATGTAGTATTTTCCTCTAGTACCTTGATCGTAGTTCTTTTGTACGATGTTATTTATAACATGCACGATTCTTCTTTGGGCATATTTTAGCATTTCGCCAACTTCTACGCCGTCTATTTCTTTGTGAAGAATCTGAGCTATTTTACTCATTTACTTAATCATTTTAGCGCCACCCATATAGAGCGAACGATTACTATTTGAAGATGCCTGTTGAGGCTTAGAAACGTAACCCTTTGGTTTAGTTAGTTTGGAAAGTTTCTTGATTTGAGGACGAATCATTGTCATTTAACCACCATGTTTTTTCATATGCATGTGAGCTTTATGAAGATCTTCTTTTGAATGCTTCTTTGAAGAACCATGAGGTTGTACATTTAATGCTTTTTTTTCTGATGTACTCATATTGTGCAAATGTAAAGTTCTTTTTACTTTTGGTTTACCTTTATATGGTTTTCCATGTTCATCTTTTCTCAATTCTTTTAGATCTTTTTTTGTAATATTCATAATTAACCCATATTCTTTTTGTTAGCCACTGCGCCGTCTGTTCCCTGACGATTATAAGACTCTTGCAAAGGCAAAGGAGGCTTTCCACCTGGAGGAGTAAACCTAGGTCTTGTATCTGAAAGATTGTTGTTTTTAGGAACAAAAGGCTTTTTAGCCTCTGGAATTATCTTAATATTTGGCATATATATCCTTTTAGATGTGGCTTGAGAAAATATCTCTAAATTGTGCAGCCACGACACTTGTTATTTATTCGACATCTTTTCACGAGTATAAGGCTTATGTGCCAAAGACTTCGCGTCATGATGGTCAATCTTTTTCCTTACTTGCTCATAGCTATTGCTAGCTCCCGCAGGTGGTTTTGGATCGTGGTTTTCTTTGATCTTTACAAAGTCAGTTCCGGAATTTCCGTGACCTTCTCTTCCACCCATTGATGTATTTTTATGACTGTGGGCCATTTTTAACCTCTTGTTGTTTCAACTGTTTTTCATCTTCACGATTTCTAATATTTTCTATCAAGCTAAAAACCTTTACAAAGTCATCTATTCCCATAGATTCAACTTCTTTAGCGGCTTTTACCTTATCTAGGATTGCTAGATTCTTCATATGCTCGGATTCATTAAGCTTAGTCATTATGGAAAACTGTTCTAATTGTCCTTTCTGTGTTCTTTCTTCAGCTAATGCCCTGTCACTCATGGCCTTTGATTGTAGGCTTTCGTTGACAATCTGTTGGTTCTGCATTTGCAGTTGAGCCATCTGTTGCTCTTGCTGTTGCTGAGCTTGTTGCTGCTGTTGAATTGCCTGAACAAGCTTGTCTTTGTCTTGTATGACGAGATCTTCCAACAATTGATCTGGAGGTATTGGCAATCCATCTTTCCAAAGTGTGTACTTCTGTAAGAACGAAAGTTGTTTTGTAGTGGCTGTAAGAGGAGCATTTGAGATTACAGCATCATATTTCTGGAAGGATTTATCTCGGAACTCATTAGTGGGTTCCTCTTGGATCATCTTTTTTATCTTTCCGAGTGTATAGTTCTTTTGAATAAGCGCCCAATGTAATCTGCCCGCATTACGCTGGCTAAGATCAAGGTTGTCGAATAGCTCTTGGAGCGTGGTGAGAGCCGCTCCTTGACGGAGTTGCTCTGTGATACCGACATCACTATCCTCGGCCTGACCCAAAAGTTCTGGGGTAACTCCAGCATTTGATTGTATATCCTGTTTCAGAAGTTCTGTAACATTGAAATTAGCCGGGTTAATATTTGCGCCTGGCTTGTCTACGATAGCTTGTAAACGACCTTTTTTAAAGAATCTTACCTTTCCAGGCCCAACTTTGAAAGCATCTTGGTCATCAATGAGGGCATCTTCCTCAACATCCACCCCAGAGAATTGAGCTGCGAGGAGGTCCATTTCAAGCTGTTTTCTGTAGTTATACAAATACTGAGGGTCGCGAATATTTCGTATAATACCTTGATAGCGGAACGAATAATTATTGTTAGCAAGATCGTGATACCCCACAAAAGGAGTGAAAGGATAAAGATCAATCCCAAGAGGATTAGGACCGTCATAAAAACAGGTGTTGTTAACAATAATTGCAAGATTGACAGTCGGCACCTTCTCTTTAACTACTACTACTTGGGGAAATTGGACTTTCATCCTGTCCATTTCTTCTTTTGTCAAATCAACTTCAGTTGACTCATACGTGTCAGGATCAACGACAAATGTACCCATTCTTTCACTTAAGTACCAGTATTCATCGTATGCTAAAAAGTCTTTACGTCGGATATTGTATTGCTGCGGCATGAAAGTAAATTTGGTATCGAAATATGCCTGATCATTAAGCATATCAATATCGTGCTCTCTGCCTTTAAGCATTTGCTTGACTTGAGCTTTATGCAAGTATTTGCGCGTTCTTATAAACTGACAATCGGAAAGATCCATTTCACGCCAAAATGCATCCATCATCACCATATCAGCACTAAAGCACTCTGTTCTTAAGTCACCGCATATAGGATCACGTCTGTAATCTATCCAGGAGTGCATCAAAGCAAGTCCAGTAATTCCGGCAGCTTCTTTAAAACAATTACTTACTTGATTGTAAGTGTCATCGAAATAATAGGCGGATTGTATAACTTTTGTAGCCTGAGAAGCTGTATGATCGCTAGATCCATGCACAGGAATCATTTGAGTAGCTTTTCTATGCTGTCTTTGACGACCGCATACCATATTTACTACTGGCATGGAAGCATTGAATACGTATTTTTGATGCTCGTAGTTGAGCCCAGAATAAAGATTTAGGTACCTTTGATCACCAAGATAGACTTTTCTATCAATCAATTGTTCCCAGAAATACAATTGCCAAGCGGAAAGATTCTGTTGGTAGCGTTCGTCTGCTTCTGCGACTATATCGCGCTTTCCGTCTTGATAGTAGCCTTGATATATATTCGGAACAACTTGAGAGCGTTCCAGCATCCCACTAGTGATAAACCACCTCTCATATTAAAATATCCTTTATACATATAAAGCTATTATCTTCCAACAAATGGTTGCAATGGCATTTGTCTACCTACATTTTTAGGACCAAAACCAGCTTTTGATTTCATCTCATTTAGTTTATCAGCAGTTAAACTTCCTGGACCTCTTCCAAATTGAATACGAGCATTTGCCATATAACGCACAGAGTCCGCAGCGTGAGAGCACCAATTATGTACAGGAGCTTCGCTATAAGATTCCGTCTTCTCGTTATATTTTTTGTGATAGTTTTCGAGGCATTTCAATAGATGTTTGCATTTCGTTTCGTCGAAATATGCGATGCCAAGCATCGTCCTAGCAGCCTCAATCCCGATCTGAATATCCATTTCTCTCGGCAAGATGGTTGTCTTAATACCTTGTTCCCATGCCACATCTTGAAGGGTACGTCCGGTCTGAATAGAACCTGATCCTGCATCGTGAGGCATATAATGAGTTCCGTAAACGTACGGTTTATTCTGCAGCATTTTAGCATAATGACTTATTCCTTCTCCCTGTGCTTCATAGAAATCAATAATCCTAAGCTCACCACCAACCTCCTGCCAAAATACTATACTAGTACTATCTCCATATCCGATATCCCACGCACTATGAACCGGTGTTCTGGTGTCGTAAGGAACCGAACAGATTCTTCTTTCCTGTCTTGCTTTTTCAATAAGTCGTCCATAATAAGATCCTTGTACTCCCCTATTAAAGCTGCAATAATATTCTTGTTGAATAAGTTCTTCTGAAACACCTTCACTGCGGATTTTTTCAATATCTTGTTCTGTCAAAACATCAGTATCTTTAACTGAAAGCACTTCGCAATACCAGTTAGCATTTCCTCTAGCCATGTTAACTAAATCATAAAAATGGTTCTTCCCTCTAGGAGTAGAAATAAACAAAGCATAGCCTTTATTAACATCAAGAATAGGACGAAGATATTCCCAAGCAGCAGGACTCTGGATGGCGTATTCGCTAAATATAATAATCTTAGGGTTAGTGCCCACAAGACTATCAATGTTATCTGATCCAATAAGCTGATACATACTTCCATTCGTAAACCTTATTTTCATCTCTTGGCCATTTTTAGACTCAATGACTTCTTTAGGAATGTAATCTAAAATACGTTTTCCGTCATTCGTAGAACTATCCCAAATGACCTTTTTGGCTTGACTGTAAGTAGGTAATATATGAAAA